ACTTATTAAATAATGCCTTGAACCTTTCCGATTCAGCAACTACATCAAAACCTTGCTTCTTGAAGCGTTCAATTGTCTCAATAGGCATCCTACCAGACAAATATGCCCTAATTGATGAATAGTTAGTCTTACTCCACCCACGTATGATATCAAGCTCAGCAGAAGATACATGGTCATGAAAATATAATTTCTCCCCAGTACCAGAAACTGAGAAACTTGGCTCTACCACTGTACGTTTTAGTAAAAATGCTAGATCAGAACTATCATCCAACCGTACTATCTCACCAGAAGGCCTTACAAGAACCATTTCTCCATTAACCACTTGAACCCTTCCAACATCAGAAGAAATACCTCTAACAAATACAACCTCATCAGCAGCAAGTAACTTGTTAATTGGAGTTAATTTCCCACCAATCTTAGCAGCACTTTTTACTGTACTCACTAAATCTTTCACTGCAAACTTGGGTAAAAATCTATACTGTGGAAACTGCTCCTGTAGTAAAATCAATTCATCATTCAGATGAATCCTAGTTTTTATCCACTCCTTCATTGATAACTTACTAAGTGGTAGCTCTAACATTTGCCTAGCCTTGTTCAACCCAGCCCTTAAACCATCATGTACTGTAACTAATGACTCTGAAACATCTATTGCCGGAAGCCTGGTATTAGGATCTAAAATCCTCCCTGCTGGAGTAAGAGTGGTATCTGTTGGTGGTAATTGCCCAGCCTGAATCCCTCGGCTAATCCACTTATCAGGATCACCGCCCCGCATTTTACCAGTTTTTGGCTTAAATTCTAAATAGCAATAACATCTCCACAAGCATGGAGTATCCCCAGATCTAGGCACTGTGGGAATCGTTTGCCAAGTCCATCTCACCCTAGCATATTGTGGGCAAACATCACAATGTTCTGTTTGTGGAACCCCTAATCTCCAAAATATATCCATTTCAGAACCAGCTCCAGCCACCATTCCATTAAAAAACTGAGCCTTCCCACTAGCAGAATAAAATTTAGATCTGTCTAAATAATCAAATTTTTGTACCCGGTATCCAGGTAACTTCTTACCAGTAGTTGGATCTCTAGGAATCTTACTGGAAGGCATATGCTTTGGATCTTTTATATCGTTTAAAAACCCTTTAAAAAACCGCATCTCAGTTCTTCTTGCTTTATTCAAAAAGGACACATCTTTCCTATTTAATGCCAATTTATCATAAAATTCATTCCCTACAGCCCTTGCTCCGGCAGTAAATAACTTTTTATAATTCTCCCCAGACAGTAGTTTAAAATCCTGAACTGCCTTTGTCCATGAAATATTTCCAGCTTGAAACTTGGATACAATATCAATCATACCATTCTCAAAATTCCCCATAACTTGAGTATATTGTTTAAACCCAGCCTGCATCAATTCTGGATTTTCTAGCCCCATGGACATAAATAAATTAGTTTGTGATTGAGCAATTGGATCTTGAGTATTAAATTTCCCTATATAACTTTTATCAACTTCCTCCAGTACCGGAATAGCATGTAAAAGAATATCCAATAACACTATTAATAATCCCTTTTAAACTTCCTTTTTATCCTTAGCATCAGCCGCCCTAGCTTGCTTATAGGCAACCAAATCCTTTATATTATGTAAAATAGTTCTTACAGCAGGATCTTGCCTAATCTGCCTTGACTGCTCCGGAGTAAATAAAAACTGACCTTCATCCTCATCATCAACTTCAAATATCTCAGCATAAAGATCTTTTTCCTCCTGGGTAAATCCTAATAATTTATCATAAATCCATTCATTGTTAAGACAGCCAATATCAATAACATATGTCTTTGCTACCTCAGCTTTCAGCTTCATCATTTCCCACTGTAGTAGTTCATCAGTAGTATTTAACTCAGGAAACTGTATAGACCATGCAAAACTATTTGGATCAATCCCAGCTAAGGTAAATACAATCTCATAAAACCGTTCCAATCCTGGTACCAATTCGTATTGCCGTCTTCTTACCTGACGGGAAAATTGTACATCAATTTGAGTAAGTGTAGCCCTAGACCTAGTATCCGCCTCTAACCCTACGTAAGCCTTAGGAACAGAAACCGCCATAAGAAACTTAGTTTGTACATATTTCATATCATCAATACTTCCTATATTGGCATCACCACTAAGTACTTTAACATCTTGATTAGATCCTTCACGAATTGGATAAAAAATATCCTCATCAACCATTGGCGGATTATCACCAATGAGTATTCTCCCATCTGACCTCTCTACAACTTCTTTTTTAGTAACCCTAGATTTAAACTTATCCAGATATTCCCAAACTTCCTCTGGTGGCAGATTAGTGACATCCACCCCAAACGCATACCGCATCCAAGCTCTAGTAATTCTACCAATGACTAAGCAATCATCCATCCAAAGCAATTGCCGACCTATCCGCTGAGAAGCATTGGAAAAAAGAGATTTACCAAAACCATAAGTACCCCTACCAATTTTGAAATGAATCAACCTCCACCAATCAAAATAAATTAGCGCATCATCTGGCATATCCGGAGCCTTCTGATAATATGGATAATCATTATCCTTGACTACACCACGCTCATCCACATTTGCGAAAATTTCTCCTTCTGGAAGTTTCTTTAACTTATCTATCAAATAATCTCCAGCAGGAGTCTGTATCACTACCACTTCCTCAAAATCATCCCCAAATTTTGTTAAATCTCTAGCAATTTCCCATACATGTTTTTTTATTCCTGTTCTATCCTCCGCATCCTTAATTAATGCTTCCTTCCTCTCAGCATCTGGTGTACCTTCTTCAATCAGAACCTTATAGGTCTCCGCCCCACCAATTGCACCACTAACTATATTATCCGCATATATATTTAACGCTGTAGATCCTTCCGCTAAATTCCTATCCAAAAAATCAAAAACCTTATACTGGTCTAGTCTGGAAAAATTTGGATTTACAGCATTTTGATACCATTTAGTTAGTGCATAATATGCGCTAACACCATCCCCCCTTGGAATAAACTGCGTTGTTTTCTTCCCTATAGATTGCCCACCTGATTTTGGCTTAAACATGGTATCACGCACTAAGGCCACAAATCCCGCATTTCTCTCCTTATCTTGTTTCATTAGTTTTATAACTCCATCACTTTACCGGTATCCCAAGTTTTCCACTATCAGCACTTTTCTGCAAATAGTCAAACATAATTACTTCATTCTCATTTTCTGGATCTTTTGTTGTAGTTTCAATAACTAATTCGGTTTTCCCCTTTGGCATCAACCCAAATAACTTACTCAAAAATCTATCAATATTCTTCATTTTATCACCTTCCCTGCCCTCACTAGAGTGCGGAATTTTTCCGCCTCATCCTTCATCCTCCTGTCTAAGGTATCTTTTTCCTTCACAGTACTATTTAATGGTAACCTAGCATCAAGCTCCCTTGGTGAAACTCTTAATTCATTTGTAAATAAATTATACACCGCCCCAGCTAAAGAGTCGGAAACATCCTTACTGCCGTCTGCCGGATGATCAACCTTTTCCAACCTTTTCTCTAGCCGCACAAGTTCAGTAATTACTGGCTCATAAGAGTACATAACCATTCTACCATCATAAAATACATCTTTAAGTACTCGGTAAGGAGTAAAATCTGTATCCACGCTAAGATGCCCACAAGTAAGACCTTTAGTTCTAACAATCTGCATAAAATCAGAAGACATCATTTTAAGATCTAAGGAGCCTACTGCAAGATACATCCCATGGTTCTGAAGTTGGTACAAAATGGACCTAACATTACCAAGTTTAATCTCACCACCATATGGAGGAACTACCCTCAACATTAAATCTGTTTCTATAATGGGCCTATCCTCATATACTCCGGGCTGTGGACATACCTGCCTCCAACCGCATGTATGCACAATACTTAACCCTAAGGCGTCACCACTTAAAGAAATATCTATATGCCAATATCTTGCCTTATTTGGGTGCCGAATTGGTTTCCATCTCTTTTTTTTCTCATTGTACTTGAAAACTTTATTTATCAGTAACCGCATACCATCCTCAAGAGTCGTTTCCTCAGCCGCCCATGGGTGTATAAGCCCTTGGTCAGTCCCTGATTCAGCAGCAGTATATATTACTTCTATATCTGTAAAAAATGGATTAATAGCCCTAGTCACCTCCCCACCAAAATCCCGTATTGAACCATCTAAATCTCTATAAAAATCATCCCAAAAATCAATTGGTGGTTCAATCACTTTACCATTAATCCTAGCTTCTGAATCAATAACAGATATAACTTCTTTTGTTTTCAAATCTACTCTATCAAGTAACCTCGATTTCCTATTTGCATCCCCAACCTCCACCCGGAATGTTTGTTCACTAAATACTGGCCTACCAGCAACTGTAACTCCTCTTTTACCTTCCCACTGGCTCTTTTTTATATACTTTACTGTATTCCCTAAACTACCATCTTTTTCTGCCTCTAAAATCCTACGCTCAATAAAATCCTCAGGTACCTGTGCAGATGAAACAAGAAATAACTTACCTAATTGTATCCCACCACTTAAAAACCTGGATTTCATCCTTCTAGAAATAGTATCATATAGTTTCTGGGCTGGGTCAAATCTATCACCAAATGCCCGTTTAGATTTTTCCACAATCCTAAAAAAGTTCAACTCATCACAAGCCCCACCATAAATATCATCACCTAAAGCACTTAAAGATTCCCCCGTACCCGGCTTAAATATAATCTGTTGACCACTTCTTTTTACTTTATCATTTGGATCAACATTCCATTCCATAGTATCAATTAACCGTTTATTTCTACAGAATTTCTCCTGAAAGTATGGGGAAGAATCCAACATAGTTTTAACCCTAGTAAAAATTACTTCCTTTGCCTTCTTCCCACTTACACTCATATTGATGAATACTAAAGGAGAGGTTGGAGAAGCCCCTAGCCATCTATGTGGATCAATATATACAGATAATTGGCCAATCATGTAACATAATCCAATAGTGGTTACAAAAGTTTTCCCATAACCAATAGCACCACCCAATATTATTTCAATATAACTCTTTTCTGGATCAAAAATATCTTCTAAATCAGGACGATTTTCTGGATACAAATCTTTGGCAATCTTACCAAAGTAATAATCATCATCTAAAAACTGTTGAATAGATACAAATGGATACCCTTCTTTGTATATTCCATTTAAACCTGAGTCAAGGGCATCAATAGAAAGCCCAGAATGATAGATATTTTCAATTATCCTACTGTTATCCAACACAGTTATTTTCTCCCAGACATTCTCTTTTTAGCCTTCTGAAGTTCCTTGGTAAACCATTCCAGCATCTCAAACTTCTTATCTTCCAACCGCCCCATTAATTCATCCCTAATATCCGAGTCCAACCCAGAAAGTGATTCCTCAATAAACCCCTTTCTAACATCCTGTGCTGCTCCCTGTAGTACCGGCTCCATCTCTGTAAGAAAATGTTCGGTTTCTATCAACCATTGAAGTACTAATCTAGCAACAGCAACCTCTCTATTAGCCTCTGCTGCAAATTTCTTTTCCGCTAATCTTTCTGCCTGGTAAGTTATAAACTTAGAAAAGTGTGCGTAAACCTTATTATAAGCCTCTAACTTAGCTCTAACTTGGCCAATATCCTTTAACGCCAGATCAACAGCTTCTGATTTAATAATAACAGTAGCCTCAGAAATAGTTTCTATTTCAGTAGTAACAGCTTTAAAATTATTCTTCATTTATTAACCCTTTATAAATATAGTATGGCAAATCTAACCATTCTCCATAGTAAAAACCAAAATATTCAATGATTCTCAGCAATTTTTTTTAGTACTAATTTTACCGCCTCATCAATCTTGTACTCCCTGCCTGTAAAGATTGGGTGTTTCTGTACATCCAATATACATTTACTCTTTAACTTATCCACACCATCTTTAAGAACAAAGAGATCCTCAGGATTCTGGGTGATATCATGCACAGAAAAATACCCAACACCATACTTATCAGTAAATAATCCTCTCATATCTTTATTAAATTTTTCAACATTTTTCCTGTAAATTGTTTCCACTATTTTTCCCACTGTAGTACTTGTTAATTTCATACTAGGAAGCCTGTTTCTTTGGGAGTAATATATATTCCTTATTGTATATTCAGGAATACCAAAATAATGGGCTAATTGTTTTACATTCGTATGATTATTTAAAATAGAAAGTGCATCAACAATAATTTTATTTCTAAAAGTTTTCCACATAGTATCTATCTTTGGAAAACATATTGTTCTACCATTGTACAGTATCATCAACTTTAATACCGTATCCTGATCAAAATGGGTTAATAAATCTGCAATAATAGAATCTGGATACCTACTCTGTACTTCAGATAAACTTTCCTTAATTATATCGGACTTCGATTTTTTAATCATCTAGTTCATCCACTTCCATAAGTAAAGAATCAATAGGAACACAATTAATCTTTGAATGCTTAGATATCCTTGTAAGACTAGAATCCATAAAACCCCTTACTTTGAAGAAGAAAAAATTAACAGGAACAGTATCTTCAAGGCTATTTCTTAACTTGTCTATATTTTTCCAATTCTTCCAAATACAAAGTAAAACATCTTGCCGTATATCATCATAAAATTCTGAAAAATCAGGAAACCTGAGTAATATCTTATTAATCATTGGTATAAGAGCGTGCAATAAAGACCTAAAATCCTCTTCTTTCCCAAATGTAATATAGAGTATTGATAATGCATTTATTTCATCTTGGTCATACATTACAACATTTCCCTTAATAGTAACTTAACCTCCCCTGATGTTGTAAAGAACATAGCCTCATTAAGCACTTCTTTCATCCTCTCCTTTGTAATACTAGCAGGATCTTCCTCACCTGATAATCTACACAATTTAGGAATATGCCCAAAACCTTTTAATGTCCTAGCTATCCTCATAGCCCCATCCAGGGCATCCCCATCCAACATTATGTAAAAACACGTATCCAATTTTAAAAGTTTAAAAAGCTGCCCATTATGCAGCTGTTTCCCATTAATAGCAATAAAGGCACCACCATCTTTGACAGAACCTAAAATTGCATCAAAAATCCCTTCTACAATCACAACATAAGGTGGGTTATTCTTCCTTACAGCATCCCACCCAAACATACATTCACTGGTTGTATTTATAGTTTCCCCATGGTGAGGAAATAAATATTTTGGTTTCACGCCTTCTAGAAAGGATCTGGCCACAAAACAAACAATCCTACCATCCTCTAAAATAGGTACTAAAACCCTCCCATAGTACCTACCAAAAGATGCAAATTTAATATTATAGAACCTTATTAATTCTTTAGTAAATCCTCTACTTTTAAGGTATTTTAAAGCCTGCCTGTCAAGTTGATCATGTATACCAGTAACCTTTCTAAACTGTAAAAAGTCTGTTTCCGTATGCCGCTCTTTCTCAACTAATCCAGGCCCGCTTTCTATCTCATCCCCATTTCCATAATCTAATGCTAACTGCCTAATAGTACCTTTTTTCCCACAAAAATGGCAAATAAAAAACCCCACCTCAGCGTTAACATAACAGTGATTATGGGTAGGATGATCACCACAATATGGGCATCTAATGCAGTATTCCTGATTTGATTTCCATTCCCCATCAAAAATATCATCAATTAGCATATCCCACCATTTTGATCCAAAAAATGCCCCAGGTCGGATTTGAACCGACACTTGGTGAATTTTAAGTCCACTGGCTCTTCCAATTGGCCTACTGGGGCATAATGCCATGGAGAAGATTCGAACTTCCAACACATAGGTTCTAAGCCTACTGCCTCTACCTTATTTGGGCTACCATGGCAAACAACCCTCCTTGGATTCGAACCAAGATTGCCGGGATCAAAGCCCGGTGTCCTACCATTGAACGAGGGGGTTAAGAAGGGACAGGGTGGAATCGAACCACCGTCTCCTGATCCACAGTCAGGAATTCTTACCAATTGAACTACCGCCCCAAATAAAGAAAAATGGAGTGAGCCAGATTTGAACTGGCATCTCCCCAAAAAACTTTTGGGGGCTCTTCTTATTAATTGAGCTACCACTCCATACATTTTAAATTACCGTCTCCATTTGTTTAAGTTCTTTAATACGCTCTATAGCATTATTCAATTCTTCTTCTTCTAATTTTACTAAACCAATTATAGCACCATGAAAAAGTTGTATTATTTCACTCACTAAAAGTGGCTTCTTTGGGATATAAAGTGATTTAATTATTTTATCCCCAGTAAAAGAAAGTATTTCAAAGCTGGAAGTGGATTTTACTGTCATTTTTAATTTTAAACCTTCCTTAATAATCATTTTATTTTTCCCCTAAAAATTAATGGTGGAGAAGGTGGGAGTTGAACCCACAATTCCGGGCTTCCAACGCCCAGCTGTTACCAGCAACATCTCTTCTCCACTGCAATATCTTTCATGTTTATAGTATAAAATAATTAACAAATTCTATCAAGATTTCAGTTTTTCAAGATAATCCAGTACTTCTTTCTTATTAAGTGGGTATAATACCTGCTCTGCACGGCTCTTATCCACATAGACGGTTACCCCCTTAAGTTCATACAAGTACTCCTGTAACCAACTGGCTAATTGGATTACAGAGGTTCCCGCTGGAAGATTAACAGTCTTACTAATAGCCCCATCAATGTATTTTTGAATACTGGCTTGTACCTCAAAATGTTCCTCTGGTGTAAGATCATAAGAATCTACAAACCAATCTGGAATCTTCTCTTTTTTACAGAGAATCTCTTTATATAAAGGGTGAATATATATCCGCTCTCCTATTTTATCCTTCCTACAATAGGCCTTGGAAAACAGCGGCTCTATACCACTAGTAACCCCGGCAACAAGAGAAATAGTACCAGTAGGAGGACAAGTTAATAACGCAACATTCCTAATACCAAACTTCTTAATACGTATCCTTAGTTTTGCCGGCAATTTCCGAATAAACCTAGCCTTACTAAATTCCACAGTATCAAACTTAGGAAATACCCCCTTTTCAATTGCCAATTCTACACTAGCATTATATGCCTCATCCCGAATAAATTTAAATAACCGCTCTATCTCCTCATTAGCCTTTACTGAACCATAGCGTAGTTTCTTCATAAAAAGATAATCTGCTAATCCCATTACCCCTAATCCTATCCTCCTACTATCCTCAGCCACAACCTTCATTTCATGTATAGGAAATGTAGTAAGATCAATTACATTATCTAATAACCGCACAGCAAGAGGAATTGCTTTCGCAAGATTAAGCCATTTTGTACTACCGTCCTTAGGATTTACAAATTTTGGTAATACCAAAGAACCTAAATCACAAGAACCATATGCTTGTAAAGGTAACTCACCGCAAGGATTAGTTGCTATTACTGGGGCGTAATAGAAGCTATTTGCCTTTAAAAGATTACTCATATTAATAATCCCAGGTTCTGCACTAGTAATAATATTTTTTAAAATCTTATGCCATAAAACCTTAGCCCTAATCTGTTTGTATTCCCTGGCACCATAAGTAAGTTTCCAAAAGTCATCACGCTCTACCGCCTCAATAAACTCATTTGTTATGGCGACAGAAATATTAAAATTTTTTAATTTATCATGTTTTAATTTTGCGTCAATAAACTCTTCAACCTCCGGATGGGAAATATCAACAATAGCAATAGCAGCTGCCCTCCGCTGCCCCCCACTCTCTATCGTAGTAGCAACAGCATCAAGAGCAGTAATAAAAGACACAAGACCAGAAGAATACCCACCCTTACCTTGGATCTGTGTTCCTTTTGGCCGGAGGGAAGAAAAATTTATACCAACACCACCTCCAGCAGCCCATGTAATCAAAGAATCCTTAATACAGGTACCAATCGCTTCTATATTATCCCCAATTGGAAGTACAAAACAATTCAACATATTCCTATTATACTGCCCAGCATTCCTTAGAATTCTACCACCAGGAAGAAATAATTTTGAATTTATTAAATTAAAAGTATCCTCTAAAACTGCCTTATCACCATCACTTTTTGAACAAAGTGCTATAGCCACCCTTCTTGCCAATGCTTCCCACTTCTCACCATCTTGATAATATCTAGATTCTGCAACAGTTTCCTGGTGCTTCAAATCCACATTAAGATACCTCATACTTGCCCCAAAATTTTATGAATCTGACAGGATAAACGCCACTTTGGATTCTTTCTAAGTAACTCAAATACCACAGCAAAAGCACTTCTAATATCCCACAATGGGGCGGTATTTTGGTATTCCTGGGCAAGTGCTGGCTGTAAATAATAGTACTTAAACCCCATATTTTCATAGTACTTTAAATTAAATTCTTCTACATCCCAGTTATCTATTACCAATTTTAATTCATCCCCATCTGTAAAAAATGATTTTGTTTTAGGGGAAATTGTCACCCAATCCAGCCCAAGCCTATCCTTATTCATTAGGACGGTACCATTTGTTTCCACAGCAACTTCCTTCACCTTTCCAACCTTTAACAATCTAATTAATTCAGTAAGACTTTCATGATCTTGTAAAAGTGGCTCACCACCAGTGAATATCATAAAATCTGAAAATAAAATAGATTCTAAAAGTTTATCTGCCAACTCTCTAGGTTGATATCCCCCACCACTTGCGGCGGTCTGTGCCCAAACAGTATCGCAAAACTCACACCTCAAGTTACATCCAGAAAATCGCACAAATGTTGCCTGTCTACCGGCATGAAACCCTTCTCCCTGAATCCCCTTAAACATTTCTGATACAATTAAATGTTTACTCATTATTATCTACCACTATAGCACTAGCAATATCAGATTCCCAAACCTGAACAGACACTAGTTTTATCTTATTCCGGATGGTAAGGGAATAATACTGTAAGTCCGCCCCTACCTGACTAAAAATCATATAGGCAAGATTCTCACATGTAGGGTTTCCTGATGTTAAGGCAATTCTTCTAAGTCCAAATTTACCAATCATATCAAATAGTGGATCAGAAGGATTCAATAAAACACTATGGTCAAAATTAGAAATAGTTTTAGTAAATAGTGATTTCAAAACCTTGAAATCCACTACCATTCCAGTATCCCCCACTGGTCCACTAACTGTAAATCGAACTTTCCACGTATGGCCATGAAGATTGACACAAAGACCATCATGGTCTAATAGCCTATGTGCCGCATCAAATTTTAATTCCATAACTAATATAGTATCCATCCTTTCCCCCTATTTACCAGCCAAAATATTTCTCTTACTAAGATCCTGCATTTCCTTCTCCAAGTTTGTAGTAACTAAAACACCAGCGTTTGGATAATGGATATCCATGAACCTTGTTAAATTTCTTTGAAACTCTTCCTCATTATTATGAATATTTTCCTCTACCGCTACTATAAATGCCTTAGTCATAGCAAAATGGGTATCTAGGATATTAGCAATAGTACCCATAGTGATTTTAAATTCAAGATCTAACCTTTCAGTCAACCGTTTATTCCGACGTAATTTATTACGTGTATGTTTTAAAAGCTCTATTGAGTATATGAGCCTTGAGGCAATTTCAGACAGTTTAACAGCCTCCTTGCCGGCATATATCTTTGTAGTTGGAACACCAGATTTAGTCTTTTTACTCTTACTCATTAGTTTTCTCCACCCACTGCCATAAATAATACATAGGCGGATTCACTGTTTGATACTTCCTAGCACCAAACATCCGTATTTTTGTTATATACCCATGTTTTTCGAGAATTCTAAGATCACTCCTTAATAAACCAAACTCCCCTGTTTTTATGGCCTTCTTTTTTCTGAATACTTCAGTAGCACGGGAAAGAAGTTCATTAGATATAGGCATCACATAAACTCCTTCAATTTCTTTTCAATGGAAATGGCATATTTTAAACTTGCCTTTGGAGTATCAGAGTTTACGGCCACCATAAGATTACTAACCGCCATAGTACTCCACTGATATAATGAAAAGGTTAGTTTCCAATCATCCTTAGACGCCACACCACCAGCAATGAATTTCAATTGATAATCAACAAGCCTTCTTATACCTAACCTAAAGTTCCATATTGGATCATCAACATACTCTAAAACTTGTTTTTTAGATAATCCCTTTAACCCAAAATATCTATCCAAACCATCAATAGCCGTAATATACATATGCTGTGTAAGCCCCATCGCCCCAGCATAAGATTCTACAGTTGGATCAAAATTACTTTCTACATCAATCCAGGCAAAAATCTTCCAGTATTCTAATCCAATTGGAATTTCCCCAGTTTCCCCATTATATTTTTGATGGTAAGTATAAGTTAATAGTGCTAAATTTCGTAAAGTATCATCATCCATATACTCCCTACCATTCTCAAACCAAATATCTAAAATTTTCTTATAAAGTAAAACCTCATTAGATACAGTCTTAAAGGACTCAACATTTCCCATAATTTTAACATACTCAACCTTTCTTTGGGCCCTTTCTTGAATAATAGCGTAGGACAAAACACCAAGGCCAATAAAACAAACGCAAAGAGCAACATTAAAAGCTACTAAACTACTTTTTTTCATTTTGATTCTCCTTTACTTTATTATAAAATATTTACTCATAAAAATCAATTCTACTATCCTCTATAATGAGCAAAATCAATCCAAGAAAAAACCTCACTCAGTAGAATAAACGTACAAAATACCTCATCACTAAATATAGTATAAAACTTAGAATCTGGAACACCAAAAATATCTAATAAATCATTAAAAACAGGCTGTGATAAAATAGCAATATTATTTTTCCCATATAATTTAAAAACCACCATGGGCAACTTCCCAGTAGGAATTGAATCCAATTTAGCCTGCTCCACCCAATCAAACATAGCAGATTCAGCGGAATATAACCCAGAAAAAAAATGCTTTACATTCTTTGCATTCCAATTCTTACATTCAATAGAGAAAGGAAAAGTAGAATCTGGTTCCAGCTGTCCTGTACCATCCCCACCATCTTTAGCAGTAAATAAAAATGGTGATATATCCCCACAAATAATCCTTTTATCCCAACCGCCGGATTTTGGTACCCTTTTAAATACACCTTCATTATTGGGGTAATACTGTTCAGTAAATAACTTAGCAACAACCAACTCATATGCACCACCTTTTGGTCTTTGCCTACCCTTTTTCAATATAAACTCCTATTGTGGCAATATAATATTTTACATAAAGCATTATTTCACCTTTCTAAAACTTAAACACTCAGTTTTTACCTCGCAATCCATCCTAACTCACCACTAATGGCTTATCAGGATCTGGACCATATTTATTAACCGTAAATCCATAGCTACAGTGGAATACCTCAAAACCAGGCTCAACTGTTAATATTGAAACAACCCTCTTTCCATCCTCCCCATCATCCTCACAAACATCAAAACTATGTACCTTAAATTCAGCAACTAATAACTCTCTCCAAGTAAGAATAAATGATTGTATATAATTACCATGGCATAAGGATGCCCCAATTTTAAGTTCCTTGAAAAGAAGAGATTTCTTCCTCATTGCGGCTGGATAAAGTAGCCTATACTCCTCCTCCTTTTCTGGAAATTTCCGTAATGCACCATGAATCTTTTGTGTAAAACTCCAATCAATTTTCATTATATTTCTCCTTTAAAAAGCCTGTTCCCACTTTCTATTCTTTTCATTCCAAGCAATATCATGTAGTACTCGAAAAACATGTAAACAAAGACATTTCTCAAGTGTAAGGCTAGTCTGATCAAACATCCTAACAGCACCACGTAGAATTGTTTTATCCCAGAGACAAGGAAAATTTTTTACCATATCTAGCCACTGATCAATTCTTGGTACCCAAACTGGATTATATATGTTATGAATAACATATTCCTCTCTACGCATAACTACCCTATCTAGGCTACTTTCCATAGTAAAGGGAGTTATGTCCGATGGCATAGCCACATAAAAGTGCCTATCATATCCATACCTAAAATGGTCTTTTACCTCTATAAAGTCATATGAAAGAACCTTAAGGGAATCCCCAGACCAGACAAAATCACCATACTCAGGCTTCCAAGATTCCTGCAATACAACTGTATGGCACATATCTCTATAGTCCGTTGTTTTATCCATCATTTAACTCTGATATACCATCTTTTCTCTCTATAATAATAAGATTATCAAAATAATCCCTAAGTTCATTTTGATGGCTGATTACAAATATTGCCTTATCCCTGGATGATTCTTTTAACAAGTTTACAGTATTTTCAATCCCAACTATATCCAAACACTCAAATACTTCATCAAAAATTACTAAATTACAATCCTTTACACTTCGCCTAAAAATAAGACTCTGAAGTGCAAGAAGAATAGAAATATCTATCCTAGCCTTTTCCCCGTTTGAACAAGTTTCATACCCAACCTCTATATCATTAGCAAGTATCTGAACAGAAAATCTATCTCGTTTTTCACCACTTTTCAACGTTGCCTCTGTATCAAATCTAACTACCATCTCATCCCCCAAAAGAACAGAAGCATACTTACTAACCTCATCATTTAACTCAGGTAAAATCTCATCAAGTAGAAATGATTTTATTCCTTTAGGCCCAAATCCCTCTACCCAGAATTTATAATACTCAATATCTAATTCTATCCCAGCATATCCAGATTTTAACTCCTCATCTTCCTTCTCTGATTCAGCAATTTTACCTTTAAGTTCCTTTAATTGATCACCTATTTGTTCTTTTTCAGTTTCAAGTAACCTACCAATATTCCTAAGTTCTACAGCAAAATTACTAATCTTATTTTCAATCTCCCTAATAGTACTTTTTCTCCTCTCCATTTTTAGTTTCTCTGTATGAATAAACTCCTCTACTGCACTCTTTAATTTCAACGCCTCATCCAACTTCTTATCAAAAATAGCGGTTATTTTCACCACCTCCGCCAGGGCAACTTCATACTTTTTCTTGGCTTCATCTAATAATGGGGATAGTTTATCAAGCTCACCATGAAGATGTTCCAAAACCTCTGCAACTGATTTCTCATCTACTACAGAGTAACAAGTTGGACATCTTACCCCCTTCTCCGAGATAGTTACCGCCTGTATGGCGTCCTTTAAAGTAGAAACCTTAGCGGAAAGTGTACAATATGTGACATTACTTTTCTGAGTAATATCATTTAAATTACTAATTGCTGTAATCTTTTCTAGCCTGATTTCACTAAAAGCAGCAAAATACTTATTCTGTTCCTCATTAAGTTCCTCAATATTACTACTAGATTTTTCATACTCTTCCTTAGCTGTGGTAAGTTCTGCCTCTAAAACCTTCTTCTTATTATTAATATCCGCTGATACTAAAGCAGAATCGACTTCCTTTTTCTTAAATAATTCACCCTTAAGTTTTAACTGGCTATAGTCTACTACACATTTTTCTAAGTAGGCCTCTATCCCAGTAATCTTAGAGGAAATTTCACCCATATCCTCAATTAACTCTTTTATCTTATCCTTCACCATTTGGCATGGTTCATCAAAGATATTTAGCATAATCAATTCATCAAAAATCTTTTTCTTCTCTGTATCATTTGCCTCAGTAAACCTTCTAGCCTTTTCACCAAAAATTATTGCAGTAGAAAATAACAACCAGTCCAACCCAATAGTACTATCTATTAATTTTTGGGTTTCTCTCTTACTCAATTGGGTTAAATCCTGGGAACCCTTTATAAGACGTAAAGAACTACCTAAATCAGAGTCATTAATGGATCTGATAATATCATACTCACCTTCTTCCGTTGAAAATGATACATTCACAATACAGTTTTTACCTACATCCCTATTCACAATTCTATCAGCATCAGCATTTCTAATTGTTTTACCAAAAAATGCAAAACAAAGAACTTCAAAAAATGCACTTTTCCCTGCCCCATTACTATTTGATATAGTCCTGCCAATCACATCACCACCGACAAAGTATAACCCGGATGTGGGAAAGGTATACTCAAGGGTTTTAAAACTTAAAAAATTACTGGCACTAACCTTTAATATCTGCATCATTTTACCCCATGAAAAAATTCCCTACCGATAGTAACCAATTTATTTTTATCCAAATCACCCGCACGCATATCCACATATTTGGTTATAATATCCTCTGAAGAATCAGAAAATTTAATAGTAGATCTTAAGGATTCTTTCCCACTGAATTTATAAGTTATCCGCTTATGCCTAATCACCCCCAACTCACTTGGAAGTAATTTACCATGTACTGTAATCCTATAATAATCAACTTCTGGATTTCCTGGAATTTTAGTGCCATCATCATAATAATCAACACTGTAAAATTTTGGAGAAATTGTGTTTTCAATAAATTTAAGATCCTTTACCCCTTTATCAAAATCAAGTATCCACCATCCTCTCTTTCCACCCTCATCAGAAAATGTATGCTGAAGAGGAGCCCCAACACTTATAACATTATCCCTAACCTTAAAAGATTCATGACAATGCCCCAGAAATGATATCTTAAATTTACTGCTTAAAATATCGGCATCAAAACCTTTTTCCACTAAAAATCCACCATAATGTACCCCAATTATATCCTGATGCCCAAGGAAGACATCCCCAGATATTTTAGAAAGTACTTCATTCATACCACTAGTACTCCTAGTATATGGTGTAGTATACGGAATAAAGACATCATTACAATCCTCAAACTTTTCATGTAGAAACCCAGGTACATCTGCTATCTGTATTTGGTTTTCAAAGTTTTTAAACAACTCTAAAAATGCCGGTGAGTAACCCCATAATCTATAATCATGGTTACCGGGAATAATAAACAATGGAAAAAGCCTTGCCATATGATTAAAACAAGAAGATAACAATTTAAGAACTTGGGTATCCATATTATTTTTTAAATGAGTAAGATCACCAAGAAACAGTACCGCATCAACCTCATTCTCACTGGCATCCTTAGTAATCCTATCTAGTACAGTAACCTGCTCTGCTAATCTACTATTCACCCCATTTTCATCAATATAGCTAAATTCTTTAAAATTATGTCCATGTAAATCTGCAAAAATAAGAAATTTCATAGTATTCACTCCCCAATGGATAAAGCAGCCCTTTTTTTAAACAAAAGCTCAAACGGTTGAATAAACAAAGGAAACCTATCAATAGTATGCTGAAACCCATATTTATTTAATACTTCAATTACCCTAGTATGTAATTCATTTATATTTGTTAAAAAATCCTCTTTTATTGCTAAATTAAGCTCCCCATTATCCACCCGTATAAACTCCATAAGATCTCTCATTTTCGTAAATTCCTGCATATTTTCTGTTAGCAGGTTTATAAATCTAAGATCCTTATTCGGTATCTCTTCACCAGCAGATTCCTTTGGTACTTCCATAAATACCCGTTCTACTAACATCCTTGCGCCAACTTCCCCTATTCCAGATACTCCAGGTAAGTTATCAGAAGTATCACCAATCATAGCCTTATAATCAAGATAATGAGTTACTGGAAAACCAAATTCCTGCTCAAAAATTTCTTTAGTAATTTCAATCTTTTTAACTGGATTATATATTATAACATTACTAAATTCCGAAAATAGTAGAAAGAAATCTTTATCTGTTGAGCTAACTACAAATTCAACCTGTTCATCCTTAAATATGGTAGATGATAAATCAATTATACTATAAATGATATCATCCGCTTCCCTGTCCGGCCACTCTGCTTGAATGAACCCAAACCCACTAAAACAGGATTTCAAAATATCCACCTGTTCAAAAAATATTTCTCTTTCCCTCTTCTCAATCATAGTTTCATTTTTCTTTTTTCTATGGGCCTTGTATTCAGGAAATTTTTCCAATCTTCTAGGATCTCTACCACCATCCCATACTATAAATAATCTATCCGGAGTATGAATATTTAGGAGATTAGATAGCATATTTAACCCAAAAAATATAACCTCTGTACGCTGACCATTATAGGATAATACCTGGGAAGAGTGCCCCATATGTGCAAAATTATTACCATCAATGATTAAAATTTTCATTAACTTGTACTTTTATTTAAATAATTCTTTATTGTTATTATAATATTCCGGAAAAGACTTTTTCTTAAAACTTACATCAGTATCACCAACATTTGAAGCATAATTTCCTTTTCCCTTGTCAATCAGCTTCCCATGCCGAACAAAATAATCAAGTAATCCGCTATATGGATCTATTGGATAATCCGCCAACATTTCAAAATTCACAACTCCAAATGGTCTACATACCTTTGATTTATCTACACTAATTCTACCCTCATATCCTGTGACTTCTTTTGTTTGGGCATCCTTAATTTGCTTAGTAATCCTACAGTGTAACCTAAGAGAATATTGGAATTTCAAAGCCCTTCCACCCACTGTAGATGCCTGCTCTCCAAACATCACACCAACGTTATCCCTAAGTTGGTTAACAAACACCATACAGATTTTATGCCGGTGTACTTCAGGGGCTATCCGCCGTAAACCACTACCAATTATAGCTGCTCTTCTAGCGGGCACCATTCTACCACCCAAGTCACCAGTTAATTCATCCTTACAAGGAATAACAGCAATAGAATCCAGAATAAACGTTACTAGTAAATCCTTATGGTTTTTCTTAATCTGAGTGATTAATTTCTCCATCACCTCAAACGTATCTTCCAAAGTAAGAAGCTCCTCATCCGGATTAACAGAGACAATAGAATCCCTGTCTACACCAGTAAGATCCAAAAGCCCAGGGGCTAGTGAACGTTCAACATCCAAAAATATCACAATCCCACCAAGTTTTTGAGTTTCAGCAGCTATATGACAAACAAGTCTAGTTTTACCACTGGAAAAATCACCGTATACTTCGGTGAACTTACCGGCGGGGATGCCCCCGCCGGTAACTATATCCATAGCAATATTCCCAGTAGGAACACGAAACTTAACAAGATCAGCAAAATGCAAAGAAAGGTCCAATAACTGAACCCCATGTGGCTTAAAGTTTACCACCCTTACTTTCCTTTCTGCATCGCCTTTAACCTAGCCTTTAACACGGCAACAGCATCATTTGGATCAGGCGTATCTACAGTTTTTTCCTCAGCTTTTTCTACTACCTTTTCCTTTTCCAATTTGACCCGTTCTTCTTTTTCTGCTTTTTCTTTTTTCTCCTGTTCTTCTTTTTCTGCTTTTTCTTTTTTCTCCTGTTCTTCTTTTTCCTTTTTCTCTGCTACCTTCTCCGCTGCCTTTGTTTCTCTTTCTACAGCCTTTTCTGACTTTCCAGCAGATTCCTTTTCTACCGTTTTTTCTTCCTTTGTATCTTCAGAATTGGATTCACTAGAACTAAACTTAGTGTTCTCCTCTTCCCAAATTTTCTGTAAAAGCTCCTTCAGTAATTTCCGTTCTTCTGAAGATCCAAATGCTTTAATCTCTGCATGTTCTGGTTCAATTCTAAATGCCACCTTCTCTGCCTCCAATGGTATCATATCCTCTACCCATCTAAGTACCTCATCCGGTGAACCCATTGGACATTGATCAACAGGGTATGCATTATACTTATTTTGCGGTTGTTGTTCCTTATCATAAGTAACTACCCAATCCCGTCCAGGAGTACTAATATTGCCCTTATCATCTGCAAATTCATCGAAAACATTTGACATACGACCCTTTGAATGAACAATATTAAAAATCTTTGTCCACACTGAAATAGGGGCCTCCCAAAGCATCACAACCCCATCGCCACCTCTAGGCACAATATTAAATAAACCATACCTTTGAGGTGCGTAATCCTTAATCAACCTGTCCAACTCCTGTAAAGCCTCAACCTTAGTAATCTTATCCACTCCCATATTGCTCTTAAGTTCCTGTTTCTCCTTGATAAGGTCCTGCCTACGGGTACAGACTGGACAAGGCAGACCATAGACCTCCCTCATACAAGTAAACACTTCTAATGACCCGTCAGAATGGCGCATAAAATGCTTTGCTCCCTTGAAGTACCAGTTAGTACTAGTAGGGGCCGGAGGAAGAATTCGAATCACATTTTCTATGTTTGAGGTTGGCTTCCAAAACCTATCCGACCACTTTCTACCATGGCTTGCATTCTCAGCAGCCTGCTGACTCTCCTGATCAAAATCCCTTTTTCCAAATAATCCCATTTAAAACCTCCTAAAAATTTTGTTAATCTCCAATTTCTTTACTTCTTGTTACAAACTCTGGATCACATTGTTTTCTCATATTTGCAGCAAGGGTAATTGCCATATCCTTATTTATCTTAAAAGCCTCAGAAATATACTTTAAAACATCACAAGTCTCCTTTGCCGTTATATACTCCCCATCTAAAAATACAGTACTCTCAATCCTTTTTTCAGAAAATTTCTCCCCAGCTGCTAAAAAAGCATCTCTTACCTCATTGTTTAATCTGGATTCTGTTGTTCTCAAAACACCATCTGCCTTTACAAATAAAATAGAATAAAACGCAAATAAACTTGCCTGTCTCTGTAAATCTTGATTAATTGTCTCTTCACTAAGTTTTAACTCTTCTACATAGTTACACTCATACTCATTACCACTAATTATGACTTTAAGCATTTAAACATTCTCCTATTGTTATATTTATTTTAACGTATTTACCATTAAAAATCAAGTTGATAATTTCTCCAACTTACCCCAGTGAGTGCCTATAGAAATATCAACGGTTAATGGACAAGTAAGCCAAGGAAATTGTGGGAAAGATACCATTCTACTATTAATAATTTCTATTAACTTCATCCCATCATCCTCACAAACATCAAATAAACAGGCATCATGTATCTCGGCAACCATCCTACTCTTAAACTGTAAACGCCTCATTTCTTTCCATACCTGATAAATTCCTGTAAGTACAATATCACTAGCTGTGGATTGAATTGGCATATTTATTGCCTCACGAATAACGGCTTCATGTTCGGCAGGACCAAAAATATTAGAGGTATTAAAGTATCTTCTCCTTCCAAATGGAGTATCTATATACCCAAATTTAAAAACATGATTGATTACCCGGTTTTGATATTCCTTTACCTCAGGATAGGCCGTAAAAAAAGCATCTATCCAACCTTGGGCTTCCTTAACACTAGCCTGAAGATCCCTAGAAAGACTCTTTGCGCTAACACCATAAATTACACTAAAATTAACAGATTTTGCCTGGACACGTTGCTCATTCTGTTTAGATAGAGGTAACATTGAATTATCCCCAAAAATAGAATACCTAGTAGCCTCATGAATATCCCTACCATCCCTAAAAACTTGTAGTAAATTCCCATCCTTAGAAATATCCGCAAGTACTCTAAGTTCCAACTGAGAATAATCAGCTTCCAAAAGATAATCATAAAATGCTGTAAACACCGGCCTGGTATCATACGGTACATTCTGTAAATTAGGTTTAGAACTTGATAACCTTCCAGTACTAGAAATTGTAAATGAATATGTACAGTGAATCTTAGAATCTATCATATCCTCGGAATATCTCTTTAAGTAAGTACTAAGAATCTTTTCTTTTTTCTTATACGTTAATAGATCACCAATAAACTCATGCTTATCCTTTACTTGCTCAAGTGATTCAGCATCAGTAGAAACCTTTTTCGTCTTTTTCGTTTTCTTTCTAATTATAATCTTCATCATATCAAGCAATGATCTAATATCATCAGCGGAATTAAAATTAACTGGTTTGCCCATATTTTTAGCTAATTCAAGAACTTCCTTATAATTCACCATCCTATCTTCCAAGGTAGTTATTTCATCAATATAGTTATCCGTCATTTCCTCTAATGCCCCAAGATCCAAACATACTCCAGTTTCTTCCATCTCTGCAATACACATCATCGACGGTACAACAACCTCAGTTATCGTTTTTCTTTGCAAGTCGTCTAAATTACTCCATTGAACATCCTTAATCTTTTTAGTAAGAAAAGCATCCAAACAATTATAACCAGCAACCTCCTCTATAGGAGTATCCTTTAAGGTTGTTGGATCTATCTGATATCCACCAAAATCAGTATATTTCCAAGCCATTTCCTTCAACCCGGTAGGTACATATTTACCATGTAAAAAATACTCTGCAAATTGAGTATCATAGTATAAATTCCTAACCTGTATTCCATATCTTTTAAACATAAATTTCATATCAAACTGGGCATACTGCATAATTAATTTTACTTTACTATTGGTAAACAAATAATCAAATCCATCCAATACTTCCAAAGAAGAATCCTTAAATGGGGATTGTGAATGTTCCAAGGGAATAAACCAAGTATCAATACCATCTGAAAATGCCATAGATAGTACCGAATCATCATGATAATTA